CATTTGCTTCGTCATATAGGCGTTTTGAGAAAGTCCTGTCAAACCTCTACAAATGCAAGCCTGTCAATATGTTAGCGATTTCTGTATTCAAAGTTATATTCAAAGGATATATAGATTAAATAATACAATTTAATATGACTCTTAAAGAGAAACTAATCGAAGCCTTAGGTGATGACTGCACTGCTGCAGATAATTTAGCTATAGAACTCTTATTGATTTATTATGAAATCTTTAAACAGGCTGCAAAAGACTTAAAAGATGATGGCAATGGAAAATATGCTTATAGAAGAAGAGTTTCCGAAACACCTGTTATGAGAGACGCAACTGCACGTTGGACTATTAATAATGCTTTTACGGTTATGAATGATTGTGCTAAACAGATAAGAGCAGAAGTTGAAGTATTAGGACTTTCCAAAAAAGGTAGACGAATAGAGGTGGTCAATAAAATTGAAAAAACTCTATTAGAAAGAATGAATGATATTCCTGATGAAGGCTGAGACTAATGATATACTTACTTATGTAGATAATTGTTGGAAAAAAGTGGATAGTTACAGAACTGGGGTAAAGGATGGAACTATTATCACAAACCAATATATAAAAAATGTTATTGAATGGTTCAGAGAATCCTCTGAATACGAAATTAAATTAAAGAAGATTGATAGAATATTTAGATTTCTTTATTTGATAAATATACTTTATGATGAAATAGGATATAAAAGAATAGAACTTTTACCCTGGCAAGCATTCTTTTTAGCAATGACATTTGGAATGTATGAGAGAGGTACAAATAATATAAGATTTCGAGAATCCTTTACATATATGGGTAGAGGAAATGGAAAATCTTCATTCGGAGATGCTATTGCTCCATATTTTCTTTTGGGATACAAATATATTTCTCCCGAAGCTATAATTATTTCAACAGTTGAAAACAGAACTAAAATTGTAAAGGATTTACATAATATTATTATGAACTCTCCTGAACTGCATCAGTATTTGCATTTTAACAATGGTGCTGTTATGCTAAACACTTATGATAGTAATATTAAGAGAGGAGAACGACCAATTAAATTTTTAAATGATGTGGGTGGTATTAAAGTAGTTCCAGATAATGATAAAAAAATAGATGGTTTAAGTTCAGTATTTGTGTTTATGGATGAAATACACTTATTAAAAGATGAGCAGGTCTTTCGTAATGCTCAAAAAAGTGCTGGTAAAAGGCATAATTCTCTTATAATGATGTTCAGTACTGCCGGTTTTTCTACGTCTGGATTCTGTGTAGACTTAGTAGAACGTTCAAAAAAGGTTGCAATGGGTGAAATAAAAGATGATAAATTCTTGCCATTTCTATATTGTTTAGATAAAGAAGATGATGTAGAGGATATAGGCAATAAAAATTTGTGGTATAAGTGTAATCCATCCTTAGGAACTATTAAGTCTTTAAGTCAAATGGAAGCCTATTATAATGATTCTAAATATTCTCCAAAAGCAAAAGCAGATTTTAAAACAAAGGACCTAAATATTTTCATTGATTATAATGATAATGAAGTTTTGAGTGCTGAGGATAGAGTTAAAGCATTTCAACCAGTTGATTTAGAAAAATGGAATGGAAAAGATTGTTATTTAGGTTTAGACTTAAGCAAATCAAATGATTTGAGTTCTCTTGTATGCTTATTTCACGATGAACAGGATGATAAATTTGAAGCATATCCATTTTATTGGGTTGCAAACGATTCTAAACTTTTAATTCGTAAGACAGGAGAAAATCTTAATTACTGGATTCCTCAATACATTACAAAATGTCCTGATAAATATATTGATAATAGATTAATTGCTGATAAAATCGAAGAGTTAACTAAACAATTTCACGTTGTTGGTATTGGATACGATCCTTGTGGCTGGAAAGAACTTGAAAAATTACTTGAAAATATTGATTGTGGAGAAAGATTTGTAGTTAAACAATGGGGAAATTTTATGTCTGCTCCATTATCTAAAATACTTATTTCTATTCTATCTGAAAAACTAATATTTAGTAATAATCCAGTTATGTTATGGAATTGGAAAAATGCTCGAATCAGAGTATGTAATAGTAATGGCGATCTAAAGATATATAAGAATGAAGGTAAGGAATCCCAAGATGGTGCTGTAGCATTAAATGATGCAATGGCATTATATTTTCATATAAATTATGAACCTAAATCAGGCAATCCAATTATTTAATGAATATATAAGATATAAAATAACTCAATACAGATGTTTGAAAAACTTACGAATAGAATACCCTTTTTAGGGCGAAAGACGAATAAAAATATTACAGTTAATACAACTGATACTCAAAATTGGGTTAGTTCTAATTCATATATAGTTAACGGTGGAACTTCTAACTTTTATGATGATTCAATGTTCAAAAATATATCCACTGTTTATATATGTGCAAAGATATTAGCAAACACGTTATCAAGATTGCCATTAAATGTTTATAGTTCTATTTATCGTGGCCATAATAAATTTAAATATGTGGACCAAAAAGATCCAAGAAATTATTTATTACACGATCAACCAAATGATATATTAGATGCATATCACTTTTGGAATTATTTGGAATTACAAAGAAACCTTTGTGGTAATTCCTTTGCTCTTATACACCGTCAGTTTGGTGGTATGCTAACATCTTTAGAGATTATTCCTTCATCTTGGGTGATTGGTTATGAAGTAGTAGACGGAATATTGATTTATACAATAAACTATAAGTTTACCCAACAGTTGAAAGTAGCAAGTAAAGATATTCTTCACTTTAGAGACATTACAAAAGATTCAATATGGGGTATATCTCCTATTGATATATTGAGGATGAATGCTAACATTTCATATAAAGCACTTTCTACTGTAAATAACTTATATGATAAAGACGGGAGAACAACCAAGGTTATAAGACCTTCTTCAACAGCTACAGTTATCGGCGATGTAAATAAGTATAAAGAATTGGTAAAATATGTTAAAGAATCTGTAAGTGGCTATGAACTGGCCGGTGAATGGTTAGTACTTCCAAGCAATATGGAACTACAAGAAATATCTTTGAAAATTGATGACGCTTTATTCCTTTCTACAGTTAAGTTTTCTGCTGGTCAAATAGCATCTTTTTATGGTGTTCCTCCAAATTTAGTTGGGTTGTTTGAGCAATCAAAGTTCAATAATGTTGAACAAATGCAATTAAATTTTATTACTGAAACCTTCTCATCTATTGTTAGAATGTATCGTCAAGAGATACAAAAGAAATTAATGTTCAAAGATGAAATCGTAAGCGGTAAATCTATTGAGTTTAATCTAAGGGCTATGGTTGAAACGGATCATAAAACGAGAACAGATATTTTGCTTAATGAAGTAAAAGGAGGAGTTAGAACTATTAATGAATATAGAATGGTCGAAGACTTACCTCCGGTTGAAGGTGGAGATACACTTCTTACATTTAATCAAAACACCCCAATTAATCAAATAAAGGAATTGGCACTTGATGTTGAAAAATTGAAAGATTATATCAAAAACACTGAAAAATAAAGTCACGAAATTATGAATGATATATATACTGATAAGGATAAAAAATTGGATGAAAAACTTACTATTCTTAAAGAAAAGTATGATAAGAATCCAAAGATGAAGCATTTAATCAAAGAAAAGATTGAGGTTATCAATAAAAATAATCTTATTGAAAAATGATAATTAAAGAATTTGAGAATAAAACATTTGTCAATAATACTGACAAAGTAAAATGGTTGGTAGAAAATAAAGAAACTATTATTAATGCATCGAAAGGTATCATTAAACATTCTGACTGCACTTCAGTATTGATGCAAGGAACAAATAAACAATCTACAGTCACAAATAAAGAAGTAGCAAAAGACGAGTTAACTGCAACTCTTATCATAAACACAACTAACATTATGGATTCCCACGGTGATGTTCATATTGAAGGTATTTGGGATAAATCATTAGTAGAGAACACTCACATTATGCATATTCAAGAGCACAAGCAACAATTCGATAAAATTATTGCTGACGGTCAAGATTTGAATGCTTATGTAAAGACATACAACTGGACTGAATTAGGTTATGATCACCAGGGAACTACACAAGCTTTAGTTTTTGAATCAAATGTGAAGAAAACAAGAAACGAATATATGTTTGATCAGTATTCAAAAGGTTATGTTAAGAATCATAGTGTAGGAATGCAGTATGTTAATATTGAATTAGCAGTTAATGATAAAGAATACAAAGATGAGTATGCAGTTTGGATAAAATATATTGACAGTATCATCAATAAAGGTTATGCTGAATCAATAGGTTATTTTTGGGCTGTAACTGAAGCTAAGGTAATTGAGGGTAGTGCAGTTCCAATTGGAGCCAACCCGATTACACCAACGTTAAACATAAAGAGTGCAGAAAAGGAATTTGAAGTTCACGAAGATGAATATTATAACATACTCCATAAACTACGTGCAAATAAGATAAAAATCTTAAAATGAAATGAATATATATATAGTATAGAAATTAAAATAAATTAATAAACAATGGATCAAATATTTGAACTCGAAAGAGAAATTTCAGCAATTGCTGATAAAATGATAAGTCTTAATGATAAAGCTCTTGCAGAAAAAAGAGATTTAACAGCAGACGAAGACAAAACTTATAAAGGTTTTGAATCTGAAATAGCTACTAAAAAAGGTTTGCTTAAAAGAGCAAAAGACAGTGAAGAACTTGCAAAAATGAAAGTAACTGGTCATACAAATGTTACTAATGTAACTGAAGGTAATGATTTTGCAACATCATTTAAGTCATTCTTAAAAAATGGTATTGTGCCTGAAGGTTTTGAAGGACCTAACGGTGGATTTGCACTTAAAGCTAATCCTTTACTTACTACTACTGCAAGTGGCGCTATTAACACATCAATTCAACCTACATCTGTATTAGTTACAGAAGGTCTTGATTTTGCAAGAAAAGTTGGTATGAATGTTAAAACTGGTCTTACAACTAGAGTAGAACTTCCAAGATTTGATATGCTAGATTCATCTGCAGTTGCAGAAGGACAGGCTGGAGCACAAGCTAATGCTGCACTTTCAGCTATTGCGGTTGATGCATCTAACTTTTCAACTTCGTTAGCTTTTTCAAAACAATTTTTGATGACAGCAAGTTCTGATTCAATTAGTAAAATAGTTGGTGATATGCTTGCAGCTAATGAAAGAAAACTTATTGCTAAAGCTCTTACACTTGCTGGCGCAAATACAGATAGTTCAGTAGCTGGTACAGCATCTGGTTTAATCTACAAAGATTTAACAAAACTTAAAAAGAATACTTTCATCAATTTAGGTCAAACTGCATTTATTACAGCTTCAGATGTTAGAGCATATCTTGAAAACTTAAATGCTGGTAGTGCAAATATTAAATTTGCTTGGAGTGACAATGATGTAGTTGCTGGTAAACCTGCATACGCTCCTGAATCTGCACCTGCAAATAAAATTCTTTGGGGTGACTGGTCAAATATGTTCGTAGGTATTTGGGGAACTCCAGAACTTATTTATGACCCTCTTAAATACAAAGAATATGGTAAAGTTGAAATTACTGCTATTACATTCGGTAATGCAGCAATCCAAAACTATAAGGGTATTAAATATATGGACGTATCTGCTAACTAATCTTAGCAATTATCTTATACTGAAAAGGGAAGGAGATTCAAATTTCCTTCCCTTTTTTATTATGAATATATACTAAAATAACTCATTACAATGTTTATATCAAAGTCTAAAATCTCATATCCTATTACTTTATCCAATGATATTGCCTTTGTCAAGAGGAACTTATCTATAGATATAAATGAAACGGAGGATGATGAATTTGTAAATCAATTAATTGAATCTGCAACAGAGCTTACAGAGGGACAAATAAATCAGGATATAGCTTATACAAGCAATATAGTTACTCTTGATGATTTTTCAGGATGCGACTTGATTATAAATCAGGGTAATCTTAATACAATTACAAGTATAATTAACAATGATACAAGTACAGCAATTACTGCATACGAATCCAAGAAGAGTTATTCTCAATTTACTATCTCATTTGATCCTGCAATAGATTGTGAATCATTGACCATCAATTTCACAACAGGATGGGTCAATGCTTCTGATGTTCCTAAAGCTCTTAAACAAGCGATTTTATCTAAGACCCTTGGATTATACAATCATACCGATTCTTATGATTCTGTGTGGGAAACATTCTGTAATCAACATAAATTACTTTAAGATGAAGTACCCATTAAATAAAAGGATAACGATACAGAGTTTGAATGAGGTATCCAGTGTGATGCCTACTGAATCTACATATTCTGACTATATGAATCCATTCGCCAATGTATATCAACATCAGGGACGTGCTTTATTTGGGGAATCCGAAGAATATGAGTTTTCAACTAATTTCATTATAAGATATACATCAAAATCAAAACTTATAAATAATAAATATAGAGTTGTTTATGCTGGAAATAACTATTCTGTTAGAGGGGTTATTCCCGCAGAGAAGAGCACAGAACCTGAGATATTTATAATATTAGTTACGACAAGATATGGAGAGTAAAAATTTTGAAATAAAGGGATTATCGGATATAGAGGATGCTCTTAAAACTCTTCCTGCTAAACTTCAGGCTAAAATCTTTAAAGCATTTTTAGCAAAAGCAGGGCGAGAATTTGTAGTAAAACCTTTAAAATCAGAACTTAATTATTCACAAAAGACAGAATCAAACATTAAAGTAGTTAGTGATTCAAGAACCCCTCTAAGAGTGAGTGCAGGGGTTACTAATAAAGCATATCCTTTAAGATGGACTGACCTGGGGACAAAAGTTAGAACAGGGAAGAAAGGACAGAATAAAGGTAGGATTATAGGAAAACATCAGATACAACCCATTTTGGAAGCTGCTCCTGAAAAGATAGTAAAATTTGCTCAGGAGGAACTATCAAATGAGATACAAAAGATTATGGAAAGACAATTGAAAAAAATAAAAAAGAAATTGTAATGAAAATATCCGGAATATATAAAATACAATCTAAGATAAAACCGGAAAGAATATATATTGGAAGTTCTGAAAATATTTCAAAAAGATGGGTAACTCATAAATGTATTTTAAAGAGAAATATCCATCATAGTATTAAATTACAAAGACATTTTAATAAGTATGGAGAACAGGATTTAGTTTTTTCTATAATTCTTGAATGTTTTAAAGAAGATTTAATTAAAAATGAACAGGGTTTTCTGGATTTATTAAATCCTTGGTTTAATATAGATAAAAAAGCAACAAACTGTTCAGGATGTAAACGTTCAGAAAAAATAATACAGAAAATAAGAGATGCAAGGAAAAGACAAACCAGTACAAACAAAGGAAAACACTGGATACTTTCTGAAGAATCCAGAAACAATATAAGTAAAGGATGTATTGGTATAAACAAAGGAAGAAAACATACAGAAAAGTCAAAGGAAAATATGGGTAAAGGGCAGATTGGAAAAACCCCCTGGAATAAAGGATTAACTAAGGAATTAGATGACAGAGTAAAAAAATATGTGTTGTCTAAACCTAAAAAATATAAAAATAAAATAGCGGCATAAAATGACATTCTTAGATTATCTTAAAATTTGTATGGTGGCTGATGCTTCAGTTAATGCTTTGGTTACTGGATGTATAAAGTATGGAGAGATTCCTGTAGATTCTCCTTTAACTAATGACTATATAACTTTTAATAAAACATTGACAGAGAGTATAGACACAACAGATTATAAAGGAGCTGTTCAAAAATATAGTGTTGAGATTCAATGTATGTCTTCTTCAGCAGATAGAGTTGTTCTTTTAGCTGATACTATGGATAATTACTTAGAGGCGTACGATGATAAAAATATAAGGAATTTTAACAAAGAATCTGGTGGTGCTTTAGAATTTAATCCAGAAAAGAAGCTTCATTATATTACAACTGTTTATAATGTTCTCTTTTCAAAATAAGTCGGATATATATAATATATAAAAAATAAAATAATAATATAAAAATGGCTAATAAAAATTTAACTAAAGGTTTCAATTTCGTCTTTACAGTAGATAACTCCATCGTAGGTGGACAACAAAAAGTTGATCTAAAATGGGATGGCGAAGTTAAAGAAACTACTTCATCAGAAGATGGAGAATGGAAATCATTTCAACCTTGTGGTGGTAAAGGGTTTACAGCAAATTTAGATGCTTTTCTTATTAAAGATATTGATTCATCTCGTGGACTTTCCTTCTTTATGAATTGCTTTTTAAATAATGCATCTATAGGATTTCAGTTTCGAAATGCTGATGTAAGTTATGGTGACTATTATACTGGTGTTGCTTGGGTAGGTCCTCCTTCAATGAGTAATGTAGGTGCAAATACTGAATTTGTTGCTTATTCAATTCCTATTACTGCAACTGGACCAGTCGCACAAGTTCAAGGTTAAAAATAATACTTAAATATGTTTGAATATATTGAGATTAACGACAAGAAATATCCTATTATTTTTAATGTTTTTGTGATTGGAGAACTACAAAGAGAATTAGGTGATGAGTTTGCTAAAATTGATGAAGAAAATTATCTATCTCATCACTTATATCTATATGAACCCATTATATGGCATTCATTAAGAGTAGGCCATTTGGTTGCAAAAGTTCCTTTAGAATTTACAAGAGAAGATATGCCTATTATTTTATCTGATAATAAAATCTATGGAAGATTTGAAGCATTGAAAGATAAATTCTTACCTGATCAAAATCCTGATGAAAAAATAGTTAAAAAAAAATAAACTTAAATGAACTCTGCGGAGAAGCTATATCAAAGTTAAAATTAACTAGAGAAGAATTTTATAATCTTACTTTACGAGAACTTGATTATGCATTAACATATTATGCTAAAGAAAGAGAACTTGATTTTCAATTTGATGCAGAGAATCAAAGATTACAAACATTTACATTAATTAAATATTCAGTAGGTGAAATAGACTTCAGAACTCCACAAGAAATGATGCCCTTTCAATGGGACAAAAAAGAAGAAAAAATAATTGTTGCTCCTAACTGGGACGAACTGGAAAAAAGCTATAAGAAGAGTTAAACATTTAACTCTTCTTTTTTTTAGGATATATATCATATAAAAAATAATTCAATATAAATGGCAAAATCTACACTTTATGAACTAGCCTTAGACTTAACTCTTAATTCAGCAAAACTTGAAACTGGTATAGACAAAGCTAATTCAAAACTTAATGAATTTGAATTAAATACTAAAAATATAGGCAGTATGATTACAAAGACCCTATCCTTTGCAGGAATTGGGGTTGGTGTAGCAGGTTTACTTAAAACTATTAAGACATCTATAGAATCAGTTGAAGGTCCTGGTGATAGATTCGCTGCAAAAATGGCAGGTGGAAAAGAAGCACTTAGTGAATTCCAAAGGGCTCTTGGTAATATGAACTTTTCTGGTTTAATAAATAATCTTATTGAAGGGTATAACAGAGGAAAAGAATTTAATAAATTACTTGATGAACTTTCTGATAGAAAGAGTTTTAATGACTATAGAATTGCTCAATTAGAAAGAGAAGCAAATGCTCTTAGAGAAACATCTAAGAATAAACAACTTGATATTAAAGTAAGAGCTGACGTAGCAGAACAAATTAAAGTCATTGAAGAAAAGATATTTAAGAGAAAGGAAGTACTAATAAACAGGGAGTATGACATAACCAAAGGCAATTGGGAAGATACTTATAAAATGACGGTTGAACAAGCAACTGCAGTTTATGAATTTACAGAATCACTATCAACAGAAAAGGGAAAAAGATTAGCAGAAGCTTTTGCTGGTTCTTATGAGAATCAGTTCCACGATATGAAGAAGACTATTCAATCAATTATGTTTGGACAATACGATCCGACTTTGATGAAAGAGTTTTCTAAGAAAGATTTGGAAACATATTCTTTGTATTTCAAAGCAAACGAAGGTGGTAAAGCTGACCCTTGGAAAACATTATTTGAATTAAGAGGAAAATATGAAGGCAACCTAACTGAAGCTCAAGTTAATTATAACGGTGCTATAAGAGAAACATCTGCAATATTAAATAATGAGGAAAAAGATACAAAAAAAGAAGCGGATGCCAAGGAAAAAGAATTAAAAACTACAAAAGAATTAAATACAGAAATTGCTAAAGCTATAAGATTAAAAGGTTCTGTAACACAAAGGTCTGACTATAATGCAACAACAACGACTTATGATAAACCAGGTGCAGTTACTATGCCTACTTTTTCAAATCCTTCAAATATTTCTAATGCTATTGATAAATTAGCTCCGAGACCAGTAACACAGAAAGTAGATGCGCTTACTTTAGCAATAACAAAACTTTCCGAAACCTCCAAACTTTTTAGTGGTTGGGATGATGCTTTTGGCTTTGTTGCTTCTTCACTTGAAAATTTAACTGGAACTTTGGAAACAGGTGCTGATTCCTTTAAAGAATATGGTAAAAGTATAAAATCAGCTATTAAGGATATTATAGGGTCTTTCATTGCAAAGGGTGTTGCCGTTTTAGTTTCATCAGCATTAGAAACTGCTGCATTAACTGGACCAGGAGCAATTATATTAGCACCTATTTTAACAGCAGTAGCGGCTGGAGTAGCAAGAACAGCATTCAATAGTTTAATTCCTGGCTTTGCTACTGGAACAAACTTTGCACCCGGTGGTTGGGCAATGGTTGGAGAAAAAGGACCTGAACCAATGTATGTTCCAAGAGGCTCAACAATATTGCCTCACGGACAAACACCTAATATGCTTGCTCCGAGTTCAGTACTTATTAAGTTCCAAGACGGCAGTCTTCAAGGCTATATGGACTATCAAAGCAGAAAAATAAATGCAAGTAAATAATGAGTGTGAAATATAGGATAAGTTACAGAAGATTATCGAATAATATTACAACTATTGATATTCTTGACAGTAGTTATGGTGGTGGCATAATTAATTTAACTCCTGATGCAGACCCGTTAAATATTGCCATTAATGGAAATGTAGAAAGTATTTACACTCCAACAGTCGGAAGTGGTGCTACTATTAAGGCACTTTCACTCCCATTATCTCTGGTTAGTTTGTTTACAACCGACCCTCAGAAGTATATGGTCAAAATATATAATGGAATCAGTGGAACTAACTTAGTTTGGCAAGGGTTTGTAAATACAGGATTATACAGTGAAAACTACAGCACTGGTTATAACGTGCAAAATTCAATTACCATAGAATGTAATGATGGTATGGCCTTACTTGATGAGTATTATTATAAACCAATCGATTCGAGTTTTTATACAGGATTTGCAACAATCGGAACAGTTTTAACTAATATTCTTAATAAATTGAATATTACGTTTACTAACATATATACCAGTAATGATTTAACTACAGCTTCTGCAGGTACTAATTTCTTTACATTATTGAAAGTAAACAATGAAAACTATGTTGATGAAAATGTAATTGCAATGTCTTGTAGGGAAGTATTGGATTCAATATTTGGTGCACTTGGATTAACAATGAGTTTTAGAGGTTCAAATATTTATGTTATTGACCCTATAAATCTTCACGATACTGCAAAAGGTAAAGTATATGACACAGCAACATTTACAGAAAATGCTTCTACTCTTGGAGGTTATCTCGATATTTCAAATAAAGATATAAATTGGTTCGAGACAGGTTCGAATATGGACATTGTTCAATCATTTAATAAGATAGAAGTTAACTACGACCCATATAGTTTTATTGAAGCTAATTATGGTTTTGATTCAGATAATTTAATACCTGAAACTGCTGGTTGGAGTTGGGGTGGATCAGCAGATTTTGCATTGTGTAATAATGCACTATTTAAGGATTGGTCAATAACAGAAGGTTTAGCATTTGATGGTATTAAAGCAGTACAACAAATGGAGGGATTTCCTGATGTTTTAGGTGAACCTGTATATTTTATAAGGGAAACATCAGTGGGAACAGGTTCATATTCATATACATTTCCACTTAGCAATATTAAACAAGATGATAATTTACTTTTAGAATTATCAATGGATGTATTTCTAAACACCAAAAATGCTTATAATATTTTAACACCAACAGAACCAGAAACAAAAATTAGTAATGCTTTTGTAGGTAATATAGAAATAAAAATAGGGGATAAATGGTATGATAGTAGCAGTAATATTTGGCAGGATACTCAATGCTATAGTTTTATATATGTAAGAGAGTTAGAAGCAGATATTGTTACTTCTAAATATAAAGATTATAATTTATGGCCTTTTTATCATTGGAGATATTTTCCATTAGATTTAAGTGTTGTAAATGATAAATGGATTCCAAGTCTATTGCATATTCCTTTAAGTGAAGCAGTGGCAAGTGGTGTTGATTTAGTAAATGGTTCAATTCAGATTATAATTTCTAAGAAATTTAAGGTATTATCTTCTGATGAGATAGTTTCAATTCCGGGTTTAATTTTACCAAATGGTACTAATATACCGCCAACATATGTTAATGCAGTTATAAATTTGAAAAGTGTTGATATTAAAAATATAGGTATTAAAATAGTTGGTTTAGACAAATCCCCTATAGCAAATACTGGAATTGAAACAGTTGCAAATTTGAATGATGATTTAACAAGAAAAAAATCACCATTAAGTATAAAATTAACAAATGGAACTGGTCCTTATGGTGTATCAAGAGGAGCGTTCTCAGGCCTTAATGAAACTGTATCAGGTACTAATATAATAGGATTATATCGTCAAGGAGATGCAACAATACACAATACAACTGAACTTTTAACTCAATCTTTATTATCTCAATATAAAGTTCCAAGAAGCAAATTAACAGGAACTTTAAATGTAAAGGATTGCTTACTCGGAGTAACTACAAAATTAATTAAGGATAGTACTTATTCCAAAGATGAAAACGGAAATCCGAAAGCATTTTATATAGTTGGGGGAACATATAATGATAGATACGAAAATATGAATGTTCAGATGATTGAATGCGCAAGTACGAGAGATTCAATAATATAAAATAAGTTAAAGTATGTCAATAAGTATTACTCAATATGATTTATTACCAGTAAGAAGAGATGGACAAATAGGTTCAGGAATTAGCATTTCAGGTGGTATAGGCGGAATTGGAGGTTCTGGTGGCGGAGGTTCTGCCTCTTCATATTTTTATTTTGACGTTTCTACAAATTCAGTAAGAACTATATATAACCTTTATGCAGACGGTGAGGTTGCTGCTTTTGCTTCTGCACCTACACTTGCAGACTGGAGAACTGGATTATTCAAAGAAGCTTCTATTGGTACAGGATTCTATTGGTTAAGTGGTTTATTAAATGCTTCAACTGGTGGTGGTGGAACTGGAGATGTTACAAAACTTTATGTTGATGGTTCACTTGCTTTAAGAGATACTTCAATTGCTTGGTTAAACACAAACAAATTAGCATACAGAACCTTTGGCACAGCAGCAAATAATGCAACAGGTGATTTCGTAGCTTATAGAACCTTTGGCACAGCAGCAAATAATGCAACAGGTGATTTCGTAGCTTATAGAACCTTTGGCACAGGAGCTAATGCTAACATATCTCTTTATGCTACTCTTGAAAGTCCTGCTTTTACAGGAACTCCAGTTGCTCCTGCTTGGGCATTAGCAGGAGGGGATACTTTTAGTTATGATGGGGATACACTTAATAGTTATGGTTTAACTCTATATGCAGACAGTACAATGACCCCTATTGCAGGTAGTACATTAGCAATATCAGATTATAGAGGAATTAAATTATTTACAGGAAATGTGCCAGTAATGACTATTAACGGTGATGGTAATGTTGGTATTGGGACTACTGCACCAGCTAACAAATTACATACTTATAAAAATGCTGATGATAACATAGCCACTTTTCAAGCCGGAACAAATACATTATCTATATATACAAATAGCACTTATAATCCTGCACTTTTTTGGAAAACTGGACAAGACCTCGAATTCTTTTCTTCAACTAATGGTATATCTGCTGCTGGTGCAGCAAAATATATGATTATTAAAAGTGGTGGGAATGTCGGTATTGGAACTGCTGCTCCAG